ACACAGATCCTGTGCCAGGAGCCTGCAGTGTGAGGTCAAAAGTGCTGGTGCCAGGAGCAGATATGGTGGCTTGTTCAATTCTAATTTCTGACAGATTGATCTGATCCTGTAAGAAATCCACTTGATTGCTTAAAAACGTGTTGGTTAGAGCGCCATCAATTTCTATAGTGGCTTTGTTGTCTGCATCTCCCTGCAGATTCACTGTGCCTGCCACGGTCTGTGCACCTGTGGTGGCATTGAGATAGCTCACTGAACTCACTGATGCATTGGTGACCACATGAGTGCCGTTGTAGCCCGCAGGAGTTACACCTGCCACCACAATGGTTTCACCTATGTTGAAAGGTATAGTGGGTTGAGCAGTGAATGTGAGAGTGGCTGTGACGCCTGTGCCTGCAGCCCCTGTGGTGTTGGCAGTCACGCCTGGTGCTGTGTCATACACTCGCACTATGGTGTTGCCTCGTTGAATTTTTGGATATGTTAATCCTGTGATGGAAGCCACCACAAAATCATCCACATATTTTTTATTGGGAATATCATTGGATTGCACCACATAGGTTTCATAATTGACCTTGTAGGCAGTGACTGCACCTGAGCCTCCTGGTTGGAGTACAATTGCGCCACCTGCAGAAATACTGTTGGTTCTCAAACCTATGAGATCTCCATTGGCATATTGAAATTTGTATGCTCCATCAGCATTGGTGGCTGAATCTGGATTGTAAGGATTTAATGCTTCATCATACAACAATTGTGCATACACTTGATTGCCTCTGTCAATGATTAGTCCTGCTGTGCCCAGTGTGACTCCTGCACCGCCTTCACCATCATTGATGGTAATGGTGTTGTCCTTCACTACTAAATTTTCTGATTCCACTGTGGTGTTGTCGCCTTCCACAATTAGATTGCCTGTGATTCTCACTGTGCCCACCTGAAGGCCAGTGTCCAGTGTGATCTCGCCACCTGGCTGAACTTTTACATTGTAGTCACCATCTAATACTCTTAAAAATTTTGACATCTGTTCTCTTTAGTTGGGGGGATTGCTCCCCCCATGGTATTATGATATTAGTGTTAAGTTTATTCTGCCTTCTTCGCCTGCAGTTGAGTCATCGTTCAGTAACCATTTATATCTGGCTCCTGCGTAGCTCGTTGCTGTGCGTTTGTTCAATTTTCTCAACGTGATCGGTTGAGCTGGATCGCCGCCTACGAAACCTTGCAATCTCATTTCACCGTCTGCTGCTGGTGTACCAGACACAAGTTTAGCTCTTGCTGTGACTGATCCTGATACTTCTTGTACTTTGTATCTTCTAGCACCTAGTTGTTTTATGATAAACACGTCTGATTGATTTGTTCCACCTATGTAGGCTTCACATCTGATACCTTCTGCAGCGCCCACGTATGTTCCAAATACTTGCACTCCATTACGGTCTGTTCTTATTGGTCTTCCCATTTTTTTTCTCCTGTTAACGTTCTATGTCATACGCGGTGGGTTAAACCGCATAAGTTCAACCATGTGTTGAACGCAAGTATTTATCTTTTGGATAGGGTAGCCAATAGCTCTAGTTTTGAAAATGTTTTCAGATGATTTTGAGCCTGCAACAACACTATTCTGGCCTGCTCTTTGAAGTGTTCTCGCCGAGTTTGACGATACTGTATCAACAGATCTGCACGCTGGTTCATCAATTTGTCTATGTGTTTTTTGATTCTTTGTATTTCATGTGCAAACATGGGGTGATGCTTGATCCATGTGTCCAGTTGTTTCCTCTGAGCCAGGTATGATTGCATCAATTCTTTTTCTGCTTGATCTGCCATGCAATTATTTAAGTGATTTGTGCAGCAGTCTAGCACCGTATGATATCACAAATGCAGCACCAGCGCGAGCAAACACTGCCATGGTTTCTCTCAGCATGGCATCTGGATCACTGTGACTTTGTATGCTCTGCCATTCACCACTGGTCTGATACACTCCCACAGGTTTGGCCGTGGCTTCCACAATGGGTCTGATCAGATCTATGCTGCTCATGCCGGGTTTCACCATCAACAGATCTGCACCTTCTCTGGCATAGTGTATGGAGCTTTTGATAGCTGATGCTCTGTCACGCACATCCAACTGATACCATCTGTGTGAGGTGGGCTCACTGTTCACAGCCTGTCTGAATGGTGCATACTGCACACTGCGAAATTTTGTGGAGTAACTCATGATGGTACTGTCAGTGAGTGCTCTGATGGTGCCCACAGTGAATGGCTGCATGTCACTGGGTGCCACACAGTCTGCACCTGCCTGCACACACATGTGAGCCAAACTGCCCAAATACTGCTGTGTGAGTATGGCATCATCTGGCACACAACAGTGTGCGTCCTCACGCTGTCCACACAAGCACACATCCACAATGAGATATATTCTTTTGGCAAATTTTTGTTTGATGGTGGATATAATTTTGAAATGTGACTGCCAGTTGGGCAGATTGGTTTTGACTGTGTGCACCACAAACAATAAAAATTCTTTTTGACCCAACATCAAATCATTTTCGATTCTAGTCAAGGCTCCGTTGATGCTGTATGTGGCATTGTCCATGCCCAATATGTTGTTGCGATCATAGTCTTCATCATGCACAAATATGGGCTGTATCAGTCTCAGTGATGGTGGTATAGGTAGTGAGTGCATAATTTATTAGTGTAGTATACTGGATATTTTGGCACAGTCAATGACATTTCAGTCAAAAAAAATGGGGAGTGGTTAAACCCCCCATTTTTGATATTCTTTTCGTCTACTAAGCAAACGATAAGTTAGCAGTTGTGATGGCAGTTTTAGCCAAGTAGTCAGCTGCGTTACCTAAAGATGACGCAGTGTTTGACAATTCTACGTAGCCGTATCTTGTTAAGAAAGATACAACTGGTTCGAACGTGCTTGGATCAAGTACCACACCAGATGACATTAACGGTATGTATGGGCAATAGAATGCAGGAGCATCTGACTCAGATGAACCTTTGTATCCTACTAATACATCGTCGTTAGCCGCATAGGTGTTCACATATACTTTCATAGCTGAGTTCAAAGTACCTACTAATTTAGAATTAGTTGGAGCTTCAAATGTACCTTCAGTGCTTCTTGCGAATGCTGAAGTTGTAGCTGATTGCAGTATAGTTAAAGCAGTTGGAGATACTACAGCGTAGTTTCCAGCTCCTCTTCTTGTTCTTTGTGCTATCGCGTTTGCTGCTCTGTTAATCAAGATAGCAAGAGCTGCGTGTTCGTCACCGACGAATGTGGCAGTTCCAGAAACCGCTTGTTGGTCAAATGTGTTAAAAGCTGAACCAGCTAATGAAAACAATGAACCAATGATTTCTTGGTCAATCTCTGCAGTAATCTCTTGAGCTAATGCTGCCATGATTTCTGCTTCGATGTCGATACCTTGTTGTGCTTGAGCATCTTGAGCTGCTTCAAAGGTCCAACGTGCAGATAATTTTCTGCTTTTGGCTTCAACAGTTTGCTTCAAGATTTGGATTGATAGTTTTTTACCAGCCGATCCTTCTAAAGCAGCTGTAGCAGCTGGCTTAGTAGTTGAGTTATCGCCAGAATATGCTTCTGCGATTTTGAACGGTGATAATGCTTCTTCACCAGCAGTAGTTGTAGTTGTACCACTTGATGCTTCTGCGTATCTTACTCTTAACGTGTGGATTTGTCCCACTGGGCCAGTCATAGGCTGTACGCCTACTAAGTCATTGGCGATTACAGTTGGCATAACCCGTCTTATTACTGGTAGAATTACTCTATTTAAAGCTGCAACATTGCCTGCGGAAGTGGCTCCTGCGGTTGCTGACTCATTGATATACTTTCTAGTATTTTCAAGAGTTACATCCATAACAGATTTTCTGTTACCTTTTAGCCCTTCTAACAATGCTGATTTTGTTTCTGACCAGCGTGCTTCTGTTAGTTCTGACATTTTATTTGTCTCCTATTTGTTTTTGTTTATAAACCGGCAAGTCGTCTGATAGCAAATATATTGTTATCGAACACCTGTCTGACGTTTGTTTGTTTCTTGTCGCCTGTTACTTCTATGCCTTCTATTAAAGCCTGTTTCTTCGCTGGTTGTGTCACACCGTTCACTACTGATGGCATGTACTTGTCAAACGCTGATGTTAATTTGGCTGTTTGAACTGATTCCAGTAAGTTAGTCATTATTTCTTTTTGTTCAGTGTTAAGTGGAGCAATTAACTCTCCAATAACTGCTGATCTCTCTGCTGCATCTTTCGCTGCTTTGATTTCACCTTCTTTGGCTTCAATCAATTTGGCGTTATCTTGTGCAGCTTTTTTCGCATCTTCTAACTGTTGGTCTTTGATCTTGACCACTTTTAAAAGTTTAGCTGTTTCTGATTTTTCATTCAAGTAGCTTGAAGCATACTCTTCTGAAAAAGTTTCAAACAACTTGCGTCCAAAGTCATTTCTACGAGCAGAATCAATGTCTTCTTTCAGCTGGCTAATTTCTTTGTTAAGAACTTTGCCCACTGTGTCAGATACCACTTTTGAACTTTTTTCAATAAAGGTCTTGCGAACTTTAGCAAAATGTTCTTTGGCTTCTCTGATCAATTTGACTTTGGTTTCTGCTAGGTCTTGCTTGTCTTGATGAAACTCTGCAATTTCTCTAGATAGAGCATCTACCACAAATTCTTCCAGTTTGCTGAAATTTTCAGACACAACTTTCTGATCTGCATGTAGTTCATCGATTTCCGCTGCGAGTCTTTCAAACACAAAATTTTTCAGTGATTCTGAATTAGTTTTCATATTCACTGCGTATTGTGCTGTCTGTTCTGCTAATTGTTTGCGATCATCTGCAAATTCAGCAATCTCAGCTGCTAATTTTTCTGTCACCAACTGATCCACAGCATCAATTAATGCTTGTTTGTCAGTGGCGTGTTTTTTAGCAAACTCTTCACGAAGTTCCGCTGTGGCTGCTGTTTTGTTTTCTTCCACTTTAGCTGCCCAAGCTGTTTCGATTTCGGCTCTGATCTCTTTGGAAACTACATTGTTTTCAAAAAGCGATTTCAGTGCGTCTAACATATTTTATTTTCTCCTATTTGTTTAACGGAGCTTACTGATGATATTCACCAGTTGTTCCTTTAGGTATTCTTGTGCCTGTGTGTCCCTTGCGATGTTTAAAGCTCTATAACCACCTTTTGTGTTCAAAAGATGTTCATAAATTGGTGTTGGGTAGGCTCCCGGAGCTGACGGTTGAGCCACTATATCCACAGTGATGATTTCAAAATCACTCACTTGTCCCGACCCGTCTTCTTTGACGTTGCCTGAACCACGTGATGACACTCCCAGTTTAACTCCGCTTTCCAGCATTGTTTTTACTAGGAGTCCCATCGGTGTGGGTAATATTTTTAGTTTGCCATGTCCATTTGGTCCATCCATCCACATGCCGTTCAGCATGTGACTCACACGGTCCAAATTTACATTAAGGCCTTCAGGATGATCCACTTCGCCCAACACTGAGTAACCGCCCTTGATCTGATCGTTGAGCGTGTTGACTGCTCTGCTGATTTCACTCACGGGGTACACTCTTTGGTTGGCATTTTTAACGCCACCTTGAATGCAGATGCCTTTCATATAAAGGCTTTTGCCGCCGTTTTTGTCTTCTGCAGACTCCACAACCAAACTTGCTTGGTCGAAGGTCAATGTTTCGCGTAATGTAAACATCTTTTACTTTGTTCCCTAATGTACTACTTGCTGCCTAATATACTCTTGGTGTTGTCTGCTTTGTCTGCAGTCACTGGACCTTTGGCTTTAACCAATTTGATAGATGCGCCTGGCGTGTTGATGTTGCCTGCGTCATTTTGTTCAGCTTTTGGAGCTGATCTACCTTTTTCTTCAGATCCTACAAAATCAACTGCGTTGCCGCCCATTGCTTTTGCTTGCTTAGGAGTTGGAGATTTTACATTGTCCGAACCGTCAGTGTGTTTCACTGCCACTTTGTCCACGTATTCTCTCATTTTTTCTCTATCGCTTAGATCTTCTGATCTAACTGGTGTGCTAATTGGTGTAACAGTTGTTGCTACAGGTGCTACTTCTTCTGCTGCATCGGCTTGAACTTCAGTTGCTAGGGCTTCATCTTTGTCGCCTTTGTCTTCAGCATCTTTGTCGCCATCGTTTGACATTAATTTTTCAAACTCAGCTTTAAGTTCTTCCACTGCATCTTCTAAGTCAACTATTTTGTTTTCGATTTCAGCTTCAGGTTTTTCTTCATCTTTGTCTTCAGCATCTTTATCGTCTTCAATGTCAGCGATCATGTCGTCTGTGGCATCTCCGCCTATAGCTGCTTCAATTGGAGCAACTGCTACTGGAGCAGCAACTTCTGCTGTTTCAGCGGCAACTTCTGTAGTAGATTCTTTTTTCATTTCTTCTTTTTCTTTAGAATCTGCTTTTGCTTCTGTATCTTTTTTATCTTCTTTGTCTTTTTTCATTTTTGCTTCATCCACAGCAGTTTCTTCCACTGCGATATCAGCAAGGTCTGTCTCAAGTAAATTTTCGTAGATCGAACGTGACTTTTCAACCACTATTTCGTGAAATAGGGCTTCAGCTCCGGTTCTGTCATCTGCGGTAAGTTTTTCAAGCATTTGCTCGAATTTATTTGCGTTATTTGACATTATGTCTCCTTGTGTTGAGTTTACTAGTCATATGACATGACTAATAGAGCTATTTAACCATTTGCGGAAAAAGTGGGCAGATATAGGGCGATTTTGACTAGTCCTGTGCAGATTTTGGTCTGCAAAAGCTGTTGCTGAAATCACTCACTCTCATTTCGGAGTAGTTACGATATTTAGTAAAATCCTCTGCTTGAAATCCTTTGCAATCATCCTGCACCACTCTAATATACTGATTTTTGGGGTTTTTCTGTATCACAATGCCGGTTTGACGCTGCCAATTGCCGTGATAGGTGGCTGGATCTGTATTTTTGCGATAGTTCCTGGTGCTGCCATAGAGGTTGTTGAGCTTGCCATCTGCAGTGCCCACATAATCAAACCCCAATATATAAAGTGTGGTGTGCTGATGTGAAGTGGCCAGCCACAGTGCTGTGGGTCCTGAACTCCAGCCTTGACTGGGTTTGAAAAAATTCAATCCTTTGAACTTTTCCATGTTTTTGTTGGGATTGGTCCACACAGGGTTTTGCATCTGCCAATGACTTTCACAAATCTCCACCACCATCTTGGCATCCACTGCCACCAAAAAATCTGTCCTAAATTCACGATACAGTGCATTGCAACCATAAATTTTACCCCATTCGCGCAGATAGTCCAGTTTGATATTTTTACGACTCACACCATTACCCACCACAAAAGCAATGTTGCCATCCACTGGTGGTCTGATCAGCATGTTCACAGCATCTGTTTGGCCCCATTCACTCACATTTTTTGTTTTTTTAATTTTTACTGGAGCTGCTGGAGCAGGTGACACTGTGGCAGTCACAGGCACAGCTGACTGTCCGGATTTCATCAGTCTGCGCTGTGCTTTGTTAAAGTTACGCTGATGTTTGATGGCTCGCCACTGTTCTTTGGTGTATAAAGATTTGTCTAATTTGGCCATGCTTGGCTGTTGAGGTTATGCTGCGGGTTGACTGCTGGCAATACTGTACATGTCTCTCACAAATTCTAGTTCTTTTTGCTGTTCGTTGTTGTGAAATTCACTGGCTTTGCGGGCTCTGTTGATCTGTCTTAGAGTGAGTTTGGTCTTGCGTGTGTCACCAGTGGTAATGATGGATTGGTCATATTTGGGATCATACATCTTGTGATCCGCAGTGTCCATGTCGTTTTTGTCAAAATAAAAAATCTCACGCAGTAGCATGGAATTATTTATGCTTATGTGGTGGGAGTTTCGCCTGGTGTGGTTGCTGCTGGAGCAGCGGGTTCTGCCTGCTGATCTCCTGCCACTGGGGCAGTGGTTTCAGGTGATTGAGCTGCTAGATCCTGCTGTATGTTGGCACTGGTGATGCCAGCACTTCTCAATTCAGCTGTGCTGGAAGTGGGTTTCACTTTGAATTTTTCATCATTCTCTTCACGCCACATTTTTTCATTTTCAGCCAAATCATCTGCACTCATGCCCAAAAATCTTTGTAGAGCATATCTGTTGCTGATGTAGGGCAGTGCTGCCACTTGACTGAATGTTTGGATTCTGTTGTTGTCTAATTCTGCCTGTCTGTATGAAGCAAAGTTTTGCGGAGTTTGAAACTTGATATCAAACATGCTCACATCTATGTTGACTCCTTTGTCCAAAAGATACTTTTTAAAATCATTATTGAATTCATCTGTGATCAAATTTTGCAGTCTTTCACAATAGTTGTTGAATCTCAGTTCTTGTATGTAAGCAGTGCCCACTCTGCCATCTGTGGACTGTGCATTGCTGTCATCTGGTCCTGTGGGCAGATAGGATGAAGGTATTCTTAATCCTCTCAATAATTTGTTAGTGAAGTATTTTAAATCATCAATTTCACCAAGGTTTGTACCGCCTGGCAGTGTTTCCACTTTTGATCCACGACCTTCTGCTGTCTGAGGGAAGAAAAAGTCTTCATTGATGGATAATGGATTGTAGGCAGAATCTATCACATTGGTGCCACCGCCTGTGCTGGATGGTATGCGTCTTTGATGAATTTCTGTTTTTACTCTCTCCACAAACTGCATGGCCAAGTGTGAAGGCATGTTACCCACGTCCACATAGAACACACGACGTTCTGGAGCTCTTTGCACCCTGTAAATGATAATTGCGTCTTCTAATAATTCTTTTTGTTTGTACACTTTAAATATAGATTCTAATAAAGAATTTCCAAATGGGAAATTGTTGTCCAGTCCTTCACTCAGACTGAGATGCACCACATGTTCAGCATTCACAGCAATTTCTTTGAGACTGGTTTGGAATCTACCGCCTGACTGTTCTGGCACCTGTCCCACCATGCCTCTGCCGCCGCCTGTGTTATAATTTGCTCCACCACCAGTGATATTGCCTGAGGTCTGATAGGCTGTGGTAGCCACAAGATCTTTAAAATTAAAATTCACATCACGTATTACATACTGTTCAGGGACTTTGCCTTCAGACTCATTCACAATGATCCTGCTGACCTTGGCTGGATCCACGTGGAACCAACGTTTGGTTTCAGGATCTTTGATGAAGAAAGCATCTCCATATTTGAACACGTTACGGAATATTCTAAAAATTCGTTTGTTGAAATTGTTTAACTTGCACCACTGTTGCAGATACTGTCTTAAAATCATCATTTCTGAGTTGGTGGCTTTTTGTTTGAAATTCAGTTTGAAATTGGTGTCGTTCTGTTTGTTCAGCTGCGAGCAAAATTCAGCCAGGATATCCAATGCAGCATTCACTTCTGAATCCATGTCCATGGTGTTGTATTGTCCATAGCGTTCCACTCTGTTGGGTGATCCAGAATACACATCTGGTAGATATGAACTGTAGTTCATGTTGGCTGGTCCTGCCAGTCTGCCTGTGCGAGCGTAGATCTCGTTGTCGCTGACCTGATTAAAATATCTTTTCCAACTCATATATTATATTAATCTTCTGATACTGCTTCTGCAGTTTGTTTAACGA